ATGTCCAAACTCGAACAAGATGAGCAACTTGAAATGCTTTTTGATAAAGTTATAGATGTTGCTCAAGAATTTGCTGGGTCTGGTCCTGTTGAAGGACCGGGTTCAGGAGTCTCCGATTCGATACCAGCAAGGTTGTCGGATGGGGAGTTTGTCTTTACTGCAAAAGCTGTAGAAGAAATCGGCGAATCTGAATTGATGCGTATGATGAAAGATGCAGAAGCTGCTGCAGATGAAAGACAACAACTACAAACCGGAGGAATGCCTTCTGGAGAAGAAGAAGTCCTAACTGCTTCTAAAGAAATACTACCACAGGTTGAAGAACCAGATATGGTAGATGTTGAAATTAGAAAAAGAATGATGGACCCTACAACTCAAGAGAGGTATGTCCGGAGCTAAACATAGAGCTACCCTATTAGCGTAGGCACTCTATATATATTAAACCGAAAGGCGACCTTTACAACAAGCCCCAAAGTGCACATTTGGCTACCTTGTGAATGAAGCCCTGATTAGGAGGATAGATATGACTGAACAAGTCCAAACAGAGGAAAAGCCAAATCCTTATAACGCTAGAAAAGATTGGCACGAAGAAGATAAACCTTTTTCATCATCAGATAATCTTTATTTTGAAGAACCTGCTGATAAAAATAAATTGTTTAATACTTCGGATGTTACTGAAGCAGAAGACAATGTTAATAAAGAAGCATTGGAAGTTGAAGAGGATAAACCTTACAAACGACCAAACTACAAAAAAAGATATGATGATTTAAAAAAACATTATGATATAAAACTTAATGAGTTTAAAGTTAGAGAAGAAGAGTTAATAAGCGAAGCTACTAAAAATAGAACTGAGTATGTAACTCCAAAATCTCCAGAAGAACTTGAACAATTTAAGAAAGATTATCCTGATGTGTATGAAGTTGTAGAAACTGTAGCTCATCTACAAAGTGAGTCCAAAGCAAAAGTTCTAGAAGAACGCCTTGGTAAACTACAAGAAAGAGAGCAACAGATGATACGAAGAGATGCAGAACAAAGGTTAAATGAAAAACATCCAGATTTTGAAGAAATTAAAAATAGTGATGAGTTTCATTCTTGGGCTAAAGAGCAGCCTGAATCTATTAAAAAATGGATTTATGCAAATGCTAATGATGCCGACTTAGCTTCTCGTGCATTAGATTTATTTAAACGAGATATGGGTATAGGTATACCTCAAAAAAAGACAAAGTCATCATCTAGGACTAAAGGAAATGCTGCTGATATGGTATCAACTAAAACAACAACAGTTGAACCAAAGCAGGAAAGAGTTTGGTCCGAAAGGGAGATTGCTGCTATGAGTGTTGCTGAATTTGATAAATACGAAAAGGAAATATCAGATGCAATGCAAAATGGTAGAATCGTAAAATAACTATTAAACTAAAAAAGGAGAAGTATCATGGCTCAATATTTTGAACCAAGTACCGATACTAATGCTAACTTTGCTAACTCCGTTAGTGGACAAGCTAATAGTTTTTTCCTACCTTCCGTTTATTCTAAAAAGGTTTTAAACTTCTTTAGGAAAGCCTCGGTAGCAGAAGCTATTACTAACACCGATTATACTGGTGAAATATCTGCTTTCGGAGATTCTGTAAAGATTATCAAAGAACCAGTTATCTCTGTGTCTGATTACACAAGAGGTTCTGATACATCACAAACAATGCTAACAGACCAAGAATTAACTCTTGTTGTTGATAGTGCTAAAGCTTTCAAATTCATCGTAGATGATATTGAAACTAACATGTCACATGTTAACTTCAAAGAAGTTGCTTCTTCAAGTGCTGCATATGCTCTTAAAGATTCATATGATGCTGCTGTTATTGCTAAAATGTTTGCTGGTTTATCAGCTAGTTCACCTGACCATATCATAGGTTCTGACTCAGCTACTGCTGATGCAACTATGACACACGCAACAAACTCTGTTGACTTGTTAGGTTCAGATGGGACTGGTGTAGATGCACTAGACCTTATGGCTAGAATGGCTAGAAAACTTGATGAACAAAATGTTCCTGAAGAAGGAAGATGGTTCTTAGCTGGACCAGATTTCTATGAGCAACTTGGTCAATCAGGTTCAAAACTACTTTCAGTAGATTTTAACGCTGGTCAAGGTTCTATAAGAAATGGATTAGTATCAAGTGGAAAACTTAGAGGATTTGATATGTACAAATCTAACAATATCGCTTCAACATCAAATGCAAGTGGTAAAGTGTTAGCTGGACATATGAGTTCAACTGCAACTGCAAACACAATTCTTTCAACAGAAGTGTTGAGAGACCCATCATCTTTCGGTGATATTGTGAGAGGTCTTCATGTCTATGGCTGTAAAGTCTTAAGAGAAGAAGCTTTAGTAGGTGCATTCTATGTTATCGACTAATAACAATTCGGGGGAGTCTTAGGACTCCTCCACTTTTAAATAAATAAAGGAGAAAAAATGTCAAGAACAAGAAAAGAAAAAGCTAAGTTAGCTGGAAGAATTTTATTAGCTGGAGCTACTGGAGGAGGTTCTGAGGTTGCTAGAGTTAAAAAAAACATAGCTGATAAAGCAGTTTCTGGTATAAGCAATGCTATGTCTAAAGGTAGAGCTAGAAGACAAGCAAGAAGAGCAAAGAGAAGAGCTGGTAAATATGATGGTGGTATGTCTACAGGCGAAAGAAAAGCATCATTTACACAACCTAAAATGAAATTAGGTCGTGGTGGCTCACCTAGAAAAGCTTATGGCAAAGGTGGTATGGCAAACGCTATGCCTAAAGCTAAGCCTTGCTAGTATGAAAGTTAAAGCACCTAAAGGCTATCATTGGATGAAACAGAAGAATGGTAGCTTTAAGCTAATGAAACACTCTGGAAAGTTTATTAAACACAAAGGTGCAAGTTTAATGGCAAACTTTGCAGTACAAAAAGTACATAAAAAATAATGGCTACTACATATCTAAATATAACAAATGAAATTTTAAGAGAGTTAAATGAAATACCTTTAACTTCTGCTAACTTTGCAGATGCTTTAGGTTTTCAAAAATTTGTAAAAGATGCTATAAACAAAGCTATCTTTGATATAGCAAATGAGGAACCTCAATTACCTTTTTTTGCTACTGCTCCTAGTGGAGGAACTGACCCATTTTATGGTAATGTAACTGTAGCTACTGTAGCAGGACAAAGATGGTATACAATCAAATCAGATAGTTCTAGTATAACTACAGACTACAGCACAGTAGATTGGGATGACTTTTATCTTACAACTATTAATGTGAGTGGGGAGACATCTCCATATGTCTCTAAAGGATTAAAGTTTGTTACATTAGCTGATTGGAGGAGATATTATAGAGATAATGAAAATGCAGATGATGCAGATTCACAACATGCAGAACCTATCCGTGTTGTTAGAAGTGCAGATAATAGAAAATTTGGTTTAAGTCCTATACCTGATAAAGTTTATAATGTACATTTTTATGCATACAATAGACCAACAGCTTTATCAGCACATGGAGATACAATAATTTTACCAGAGCAATATAGTAATG